CCCTGGTAGCCCTAAAGCTAGTAAGGCCGGAACACTCGACATCCTCAGGATCTTGAGTCACAAAGTGAAGATCCCCCACGACGCGCAGGCAGCGTTCCTCCTCCCAGCTCAGGCTAGGTTCTGCCCGAGATATTAACACGTCGATCAGCTCGCGAACGTAATCGAGCCGAATGTTGTCAGTGGCGGACTTGTAATCGATAGATACATAGTCATGTCCAACCAACCATTTGACGTGGTCATTAGTAGGGGGGCCTACTAAGAGCCATCCCTTCCTACTGATGCTGTTGTACAGGCTTCGGTGAAGCGGCGCAAGCACTTCCGAGTTGTGCGCGGAATACAAAGTCACGACTCTCGGTTTGCCCGAAGACAGTACCTGGAGTGCTTTGCAGAAAGGCGAAAAAGCCTCCCTGTTCCACGAACCTCCATGGCACCGATCATGAAACAACGTAGCAGAACCCGTCGGGATATACGGGTACTCAGTGCGATTCCACCCTGAATCAACATTCATTAAACATGCCTTACGAAACCTCTGGAGGTGGGCATCATTGACGGGCGGAAGGGACTCTGTTCTGCCAATTATCCATTCATCCATCTGATCCATTCTGCTGGCACAGAATTTACAGACCTCTTTTACGAGCTTCTGGGAAGTTTTTATAGATAACTGCGCTTCGACACTTAGGTCAGTGCCAAACACGCCAAGGAGTGCGGCCCGAAGTTCTCCGCAACGCACCTTGGAGGGAAGCGGATTGAGACGTGGAAGAGACAGCTCGCGAGAAATAAACCGAGCACATCTCCTCCCTATCTTTCCCCATTTCACCAGGTACCTACACTCATTCAAGAGCGCGCCCCGGTGCCGCTTCTTCCTTTTTTTATTTGGTGGCTGGCTCCACCCTCCGTTAATTTCATAACGCTGGTCGTTGTCAGAGCGTGGCTGTCGCCACAACTCTACCTGCATCCCCACGGAGCACGGGGCTGACCCACGACGATAGGCCACTGATGTGGCCAGGGCAGTCTCTTTAAGAGAGATCTCACGGATGGGAACAATTTTGATGTCGTAATGATTGCCGTTAATTGTAACCATAGCCAAGAGAAGAGATAAGATACCCCCGGTCAATTTGTGTCTATACCAGTCACAGACTCCGGGGGAAGCCTTGGTTTTGAGGACTCCTCCATGTAGCAGGTCAGCGGGTCACCTCTGACATTCTACTACCGTCTTATACCCTGTTATGTCGGTTGGTTTCTCATGATCGGAGATCAGGCTGAAACGCGGCAAAGGAATAGTCACCACAATGACCACCGGTACTCCCTAGGCTAAAGCCATTATCGGCGAGCAAACCCGGCTAGGTGCTAACATCCTATTGACACACTAAGACAACACTACTTGTTTCTTTAGTTGAATCACCCATAACCCCTCCCAACTACAACGACAACTGCGGGACAGTGTCAGTAGCGACTACAAACCCTCAGGGGGTTACCCCACGTGGTCCACCACCACCGAGCTGCGGGAGCGCAGTAGTGAACACCATGGTGTAGGATAGGCTCGATGTTAACATCATGTTGATATCGC